ATTTGTCCTTCGTATAGTTTTGTAAGTGCATCATACTTACTTTCATATAGGGCATCCCCTTCATTTAGTATTTTCATTATTTTATCCTTCACAGCTTAAACATTCAACATCTTCTAGTTTAATCCTGGGTATCTTAACATTTACATTTTCAGCATTTCTAGCTGCATCTGATCTAAAGTAATACAAAGATTTAAGTTTATTCATAGCGTACCAATGAACATCATTTACATACTGTAAGTAATCGTTATGTACTTCTTGAGGTTCTGTGGCTTTCGGCATCGTAAAGAAAAGATTAACGCTTTGGCTTTGACAAATGTAATCCTGTCTCATGTGAGCGTGTTCAACTAAATAGATTTGATTTATCTCAGGTGCAGTCTTAAATATTTCTTTCTCTTGGTCAGTTAATATATCAAGTTCTTGTACTGATCCTTTAGCACCTGTAATATCTTTCCATATTTTTTCTCTTTCCTCTACATTCAATCCTTTCTTTTTAAGTAGCCTCTCTAAAAATCTATTTCGTACTTGGTACGAACCTGAGAGAGTTTTGTGCGTATATACGTTAGCACGATATGGCTCAATACTAGGGGAAGTACCACCACATATAATAGAACTACTGGCATTAGGAGCAACAGCCAAAAGATGAGAGTTGCGATGCCCACTAGAATGTATATCAGGAGCTTCACCACGTTCTTCGGCAAGTCTTCGGGTAGCTTCCACCGCCCTATCTTTGATGTGCGAAAACATGATATGGTTGTTGCTAGTTGATTGTAAACCTTGGAAGGGTAAGTTTTTACTTTGGAGAAAAGCGTGAAAGCCCATCGCTCCAAGACCCAACGACCTCTCCCTATAAGCTGAATAAGCTGCTTTAACCATTCCTTCTTTTTCTTCTTTAACATAATTTTTAAACCTCTTAAAGTTTGCATTGTATCCACCTAATAAAGAAGTGTCTACAATTGCTTCGATAAAATGTTCCAACACATTATCAAGCATAGTTATTAAATCGTCTATGAACTGTTCATCTTTTTTCCATTTGTCAAAGTGTTCTAAATTGACACTAGATAAACAACACACAGCCGTCCTTTCTTCATTAGTGGGTAATACTATTTCAGAACATAAGTTACTTTGGTTTACTCTTAAACCTAAATCTTTTTGTCCCTGTGGTAAGAACTCATTACATCTGTCAATGTTGACCATGTAAGGCTCACCTGTTTCTGCTCTAGCATTTAGCATCTGCCACCATAAATCCCTAGCACTTACTGTTTTAACAGCTTCATTAGACTTGGGATCAATTAACCTCCACTCCTCGTCATTTCTAACGGCCTCTAAAAACTCATCAGTTATATTAACTGCATTGTGAATATTCAAACATTTTCTATTTATATCTCCACCTGACTCTTTACGCATGTTAATAAACTCTTCAATCTCAGGATGTGATATATCAGAGTAAGCTGCATAACTACCTCTCCTGGTTGTGCCTTGATTGAAAGCTAACATTTCAGAATCAACAACGTGCATAAAAGGTATTGATCCTGTAGACCTAGAGCCTTGTCTAGTAGAAACACCATTACTTCTTACATCTCCCCAATAACCACCAATGCCACCGCCTGAACTAGCTAACCAAATGTTTTCATCATAATGAGAAGACAATCCTCGTCTACTATCAGGAACATAGTTTAGAAAACAACTAATAGGTAGACCTCTAGTTGTTCCTCCGTTGCTTAATATAGGAGTACTGAACATAAACCACAAATCAGAAGAGTATTGGTAAAGTCTTTGAGCCAAGTCAAAGTCAGTCTCTCCTTTATATGTTGCACCAAATACACTAGCTCTAGCTAAAGCTTCTTGTGCATGTGTTTCATTTTCCCAAAAGTACCTATCCTTTAATGTATCTAAACTAAACTTATCTAATTTCTTTTCCTTGTCGTAGTTTATTACTATTCCTAAGTAAGGCTTCGTGCCTATCTTATCTTCAATCATCCGTGTCTCCTAAATATATAGCTATTATTGCGTAATGAATAATCTTTAATAAATCTTCTTGTTTGTTTGATCCATCTTTCTTACCACATCTCATAGCATACTTCATAATGTTACCCATACAGAATCCTTCTCCGTGTCCTGAGTCTATTATCATATCAGTTGCTTGGTACTTACCACCTGCATAATGTCTCTCATACGTATTATCTACATACTTTTCTATCTGTTGCAATATATTATCTTCATTAAACTTGTAACTCACTACTTACCTCCTTTACTAAAGTCACTCTTAGACTTAGATGAATTAGTGTATAGTCCAAACCATGCAGCTCCTGCTCCGACTACAATAGATATTAAACCTGATTGTTCAAAAGTAGGATTAGGTAAATCCATAAACCAAAAGGTTGTGTAGTATAGAAGATATACATACACACCTAAGAATGCTCTTGGAATAATCCTCCAACTATCAACTGCTTCTGCAATAAATATTAACCTCTGATAAGGGTTATCATTCTTCTCATCTTCTAGTTCTCTTATTCTATCTTTCAACGCTGACTTTTCTTGTAAAAGTTCCATGAATTTATTAAGATCAATCTCGACCTCGTTTCTATCCATGTCGCCACCAAACCTTCCTGGTGGATAATTTTCATTACTCATATTATTTCTCCTTTAATGTATAACTTCATCTATAGGTATCCCTGTTAAACGATACTCTAGTTCTGCTTCTGATAACTCTACTAACTTTCTAATAACGTCTGTGTCTACTTCCTCTAAAGTATGTCCTGAGAAAAAAAAACTTCCTGTTACTAAGATTAATTCTTCTAAGTCTATAACTACAAGATCAATATTTTTAGTCATGTTCTAAATCTTGTACAGTTATACTTGTTATTGTTCTATCTTTTTTTAATAGTTTCTTAATGCCTTGTTCAAACCAACGTAAAGTATATGCAGAAACTCTAAGCTGTTGATTAGCATAGATGTGAGTTTGATTAGGTACATACTGAGCTAGGTTTTTAAGCGTAACTTTCTTTGCTTCATCCTCATCTACTACACTCTTTATCCAATTAAGCATTAACTCTTTTGCGTGTCTTCTTATTCTTTTTGCCTTTTGTCCATTCATTAGTTAGTTCCTGTACTTTGGGTTCTTTAACCACAGTTGTAAAATAAGCCAAGCCTTTAGCGTATTGGAATATACGTAGACCTTTACCTTTGTTTGTATCTTTATGACATTCGTATTTATGCTTACAGTAAAAACATTCACGAGGTAGCTTCATGTTTCCTGATAATCCATCGGGCACAGGATCATAGCATTTTTGAGGAGGCTTTGAAGACTTTAAAGATTTCTTTACTCTACTTATTTTAGTCTTTATATTAGGCTTGTCAAGTTCTTCTGGCCTAAATAATGCAAGTTCTCCACTTTCTTTATTAAGTGCTAGAAACCCACCACCATTTGTACCCATAGCCTCCTCATACCCTGCAAGCTGAGACATATAACCAAACGTATCTTGCTCACCAAGAGTTCCGTCTTTAAACTTCTTAAAGGCAAAGCCTGAAGCAGTCTTAACATCTACAACTTCCCCATTAATAGTGCAGTCCATGTGTCCTTTAACACCACTAACAGACACACTCTTCTGTTCATCTCCTACCTCATGTCCTGCTAATCTAACTAAGAACAACACCACTTCTTCTAATAGATGTCCATATAAGAACTTAATAAAAGTATGTGGAGCTATAGGAGTATCACCATCTTCTAATTTTAAATCATACCATAGTTGCCTTTCAGGTCTACCAATGTTTGACATTCTTAAAGTAGGTGTGCTATTCCTGGGTTCAGGATGTGCCCAACTCTTTAGTGCAATCTTAATAGACTCTCCTAATTCATCTATGTCTTCATCAGACACGGCTAAAGGCTTACCTTCTCCTAAAACAGAAAGCTTTTTGTAGATGTCGTCTACTAACGTGTCTAGATTTTTCTTACTCATTAGTCTCTATGATTAACAAATTTTAATTTACGAGTTTCAGCATCATAATATAAATACTGTACTCCTAATTTCTTTTGGTGTTTAGTTCTTTTACCTGTAGGTTTATAGTCAACATAAGACCTACCTTTCTTACTTCGATAAGACTTAACATCAATTAGTTTTAGTTCTCCTGTCTTAGATATAGCAATGAGATCAACACCTCCTGTACATCCACAGTTTCTAAACACTTCATAGCCATTATCCCATAACCAAGTTGTAGCATAATGTTCTGCCATATCTCCTACTCTATTACCTTCAATTCGTTTCATTATTTTCCTCTTAAATTATTACTATTTTGTGATTTAATATATTCCGAAACCATACTATATGAATAAGCGGGTTTAATGCTATCAGGATACCTAATATGTTTATGGTGTAAAATATCTAAATAAGTTTTAAGACTTACGTCTTTATCTTCATAGCTTGTAAATATTTTTTTTGCTAACGCTTTGTCTTGTACTTTAATCCATTCCCCTTGACATTTTATTCCTGTTTGATTATCAATATCCATTAACAAAAGTCCTTCTGTTTTAAATTTATATGTAGCCTCAATAAAACAATCAATTTTAAAATCTTGTAGAGGGTTACTTGAATTAAACGAAGCTAATCTAGTTGTTAAATTTTTAGCTACTCCTATTTTTATCCAATTTGGAAAGGTTGGACTGCTTATCATATAAATAAAACCTGGTTGAGGGTGAGTATTCATTTTATTTACTTGTTGATTATACAGTTTCAACTTATTTTTAAGAGCTGTTTCGTAAAGACGATGTACAGCTTGAAATGCTTTATGCCAGTTAATCAATGTGTTTCACTCCAGTTGTCTCCTACTTTGTATTCCCCGTCCATTGGACAGAGAAGGTTATAATAATTTCCCGCAGTCTTTATACAATCAACTGCAAGATTACCTACGAAATCTACTAATTCTTCCTTAACTTCCATCTGCCATTCATCGTGAATGTTAGCTACAAATCTAGCGTCTAGAGTTTGTAATGTTATTAAAGAGTCTAACATTGCTAAAGCTCTCTTCATAACTATAGCACCACCGCCTTGTAGTAAAGTATTTAAAGAAGCGTGTGGATGTCTTACAAATATCTTCCTACCATCTAAACCTTTTATATATTTTTTTTGGGCTGCTCGTCTAACTTTATCTCCAAGAGCCTTAAATGTTGGCCTATTATCAAAGAAATGTTGTCTAAGTCGTTGACCATCTCTCTTACTTCCTCCAACCACGCTTCCAAGTTTTGCATCTCCCGCTCCGTAGATAAGGGCATAGATGAATGTCTTTGCCTGATCTCTTGATTCAAGTCCTGCAAGTTTTTGATTAAAGGTGTGTATGTCTCCGTGAATGATTTCATTTGTAAACTCCTCATCTTTCATATAATGTGCAAGCATTCTTAATTCTAAACCTGAAGCATCAATGCCTACTAATTTGTAACCTTCAGGCACTATCCAACATGAACGGCACTCTTTACCAAACGGACTCTTTAAGCTAGGTACTTGTGCCATGTTAGGATTCCTATGTGCCATGCGTCCTGTTATTGTACCATTAGGTATTACAAAGCCGTGTACTCTATCGTCCTCTTCTTGAGAGTCAAACCAGGAGTCTATCTGTGCTATTCTCTTCTGTAATAATAAATACTTAGCTATTAATCTAGCTTCAGGTATCTCCTTTATATTAGCTAGAGTTCTTTCATCAACCATAGGCTGACCAATAGGAGTAAACTTCTTTGGCTTCCACCCAAATTCAACTAGGTATTCACCTATTTGTTTTCGTGATCCTAAGTTAAACTCTTGAAGTTTTCTACGCATGAAAGGAGTAGTGTCTTTAGTTTTAACTCTCTCCTCATACTCCTCATCTGTTAATCCTTGTTTAGATAATGTTCCGTCTTGTTTTAATTTAGGGTTAACTTCTTTAAGGTCTATCATCTTAGGTTTAAATACTTCATGTACTTGCTTTTCAATGTTACCCATCTTCTCTCTTAGATCAGCCAACAATAACTCCGCTTCTTTATCATTAAACAAAAAGCCATTAACCTCTTGTTGTTTTAAAATACGGGCAGTCTCATGTTCTAAATCAACGCTATCTTTAGAAAATCCTTTACTCTCTTTCTTTAATCGTTCAAAGACTAATGTATTTAATTGAACATCTCTAACACAGTAGTTTAACATATCAAGACTATAGTTTTGGTAGTCATCAAACTCTATCTTAGGTAATCCTAACTTCGATCCCCACACTTCTAAACTATGTCCTCCTTCTCTAATGGGATTAAACAACCTAGACAATACTAAAGTATCTACGACAGTTTTACCTCC